AGATGGAGCCGATGTGTCATCATTTACAACCTTGGCACAGGCTTCACAATCAGCCGCTTTAGCAAGTGCTAACTCAGCCGTAAATCTTGCTAATGCTACAATTCACCCAATGCTTTTAATCGGAGGCTAATTCAATGGCAACAACTTACAAGGTCTTAGGTCAGTCCGCCCCGTCTGCGACTACTGCTACCACTCTTTATACCTGTCCATCCGCAACCGAAACAGTTATTTCGTCTTTAGTTGTAGCGAATCAAGCAGGTACTTCAGGAACATACAGAATTGCTATCAGACCAAACGGCGCCTCTCTTGCTAATCAACATTACATCGTTTATGACGCAACGCTCGCCGCTAATACAACAACTGCCTACACCCTTGGTATAACTATTGACGCAACCGATGTTGTGACAGTTTATGCTTCAAGTGCAAACTTCTCTTTTAATGCCTTTGGAAGCGAAATAGCATAGTATGGCAATAACCAATAATGGTGCGGCATCCGCCTCAATCACTCAACTCACAGTTGGTTCTTCAGCAGATTTAGCGAGCATTATTACTGATGAGTCAGGCTCAGGCGTACTGGCTTTTACTATTTCTCCAACTTTTACTACACCAACTTTAGGTGTTGCCTCTGCTACTTCTATCAATAAATTAACCCTTACAGCGCCAGCGACAAGTGCAACTTTGACTTTAGCCGATGGTTCAGCCCTTGCTACCGTAGGTGCCTTTACAACAACTTTGACCGCAACCGCAACAACTGGAGTTACACTTCCTACAACTGGAACTTTAGCAACTAGAGCAGGAAGCGAAACACTTACAAATAAAACACTAGATAGTGCAGTTATTACTGGCACTTTAACTGCTGGCGGTAGCGCTGGAACGGCTGGACAATTCCTAACCTCAACTGGCTCGGGAGTGCAATACATAACCGTAGCCTCAGTTAATTTAGCCTCAATTGAAACAACAATCGCAATGGGAGCGTACTAATGCCAACAAATACACCTGCCGTTTTTTATCGTGGTAATCCCGCGTATGGCACAACCAATGTATCAAGAGCGGTCTCTAACAAAGCGCTGACATCTAACTTAGCCACTATTACTACTAGCACTAACCACGGTATTACAGATGTAGGAACTCTAGTATCTATTCAAGGCGTAGATGCAAACTTAGATGGCTTGTATCCTATTTTCACAATCCCAGGAAACAACACTTTTACTTTTGTTAAAACAACATCAAATATTACCTCCGCCGCTGTAAGCCCTAACGGTTCTGCTATTTTTAATACTTTAACCGTAGCGGCAACGGCTGGAACAATTTCAAATCAGGCTATTACAAATTACAACGCAATCATTACTACTACTTCAGCCCATGGACTAGCAATCGGAGATATTGTTAGAGTCAATACAGGCACTACTGGAACAGAAGGAACTTTTGTTGTATCAGCCGTGCCAACAACCTCTATATTTACTTTTGTAACTTCAACTCAAACTCTTGCAAGCGGAGCGGTTTCGCAAGGTTGCTTTGCTAAGTTCCCTGATGTTTATACATTAGCAAGTGCAACTGACGGTATTGTAACCAACGCAGTATTCGCTAATCCAACCGCAAGCGCGGCAACAGTTAATCTAACAATAGATAAAGTTTCAATAGCAGAACAATTAACGATTGCTGCTAACTCTTCAGTCTTTTTAGATATAAAACAATACTTTGCTACAACTAAAAAACTTTCTGTTGGTACATCAATTCCTCAAATTGATTGTTCTATCTCAGGCATTACGATAGTTTAAGGATAACAAATGCCACTTTTAACATTACCTGCTACACCAGCAAGAACTTACAAAGTAGAATCTTTTGATTCAACTAGCACTTTCACAGTTCCTACTTCATCAACAGGATTTATAGATATTATTATGTGTGGTGGCGGTGGTGGCGCTGGAAGGTCAAATAGTAATTCTTATTCAGGTGGAGCGGGTGCTGGTGGGCAGGTTGTGTATTTACAAAATGTTGCTGTCCCTTTAGGTCAAGCAATAACTATAACTATTGGAGCAGGCGGAGCAGGTGCAACTAGCGCTGGTAATCAAGGCACTAATGGCTCAGACACAACTGTTACAAATTTAGGTGCTTTAACTTTTGCTACATCTTTTACGGCAAGTGGCGGGGCTCGCGGTACATCAGACACCCAATCAAACGGTATAATAAATTTTACGGCATACGGACAATTTTCAAATGTGACGAATTATTGGGGTCCTGCTTCACAAGTAGGTTATGCAATGACCGCACCAGGCGTTTGGTCTACTGCCTTTAATTCACAAATGAGTGGTGATGCTGGTCAAAGCACACCTTCTTGGTGGCAAAGTGCCGCTCCGCTTGTCGGACCAACCACAGTTCAAATATGGGGAAACTCTAACCCAGGATTTTACGCATTTTTACCAAAGGCATATCAAACAAAACAAGGTAGTGCGGGTGTTAGCGCTAGTACTACTGGTGGAGCCTCAACTGCTTCAACAACTCTTTTTGCTGGTCGCGGTGCTACTGGCGGACACGGGGGTGGTAGCAACGGAGGAACTGGACTTTATGGTGGTGGCGGTGGTGGCGGTGGCTCAAATAGCGGACCAACACTTGCTGGCGCTGGTGGAAACGGTGGAGCAAATTCAGGCGGCGGCGGCGGTAGCGGCGGCGGAAACAGCGTAACTGGAACAAACTCAGGTAATGGCGGTACTGGCGGTTCAGGATTTGTCGTTATAGGATATTGGGGATAACAATGGCTCACTTTGCTAGATTAAATCAAGACAACAAAGTTGAACAAGTTGTTGTTGTTGATAATTCCGTAGTGTTACATGGTGGTTTAGAAAATGAACAGTTAGGAATTAACTACTTACAAAACATTTTTGGCATAGACACTAAATGGGTTCAAACATCCTACAATGCTTCTTTCAGAGGTAAGTTTGCTGGCGAGGGAGATAACTATAATGAAGAAACAGACACATTTGAAGATGACCTAGAATTTCTAAATTATATTAAAGACAAAGATAAAATCAATGGTGAATATGTAGAAAGAACACAACCTATCGAATAATCAATAAAACAAGAGAGAGGCACATGAATAACATAATTAAATTCATTGCAAGAGATGAAATTACTTGGAATTTATGCGATAGACCTTATCCAGCAAGTCAAAACATTCCTCAATGGTGGAAAGATATGTCACCATACGATAAATCTCATAGAAACCCTGATGGTAATAAATTAGTAGTTGAAAGTTATGAAAGCAACGCTTCCGCTAAAAAATGCGTTCCTATGCTAGACGCTTTAATTACTGGTTATTTAATTCCATTATGGACTGATGTATCAGTCACGCAAATAGAAGATAACCCGATTCCTAGGATTACTTGGCGTCCTAGACATAAAGAAGTTTTCTCTTATCACGGAACTAACCACGAAACCATAACACCACCAGCAGGATACAAAAATGTTATTTTTAAGTTTGAAAATGGATGGATACCTAAAACTCCAAAAGGTTACTCGGTTTTAATTACAACTCCATTGGGTCATAGAGATTTACCTTTTTATGCAGTTCCAGCCGTGTTAGATAGTGATAAATCTACACTCGACGCTGGAGTTCCTATGTGGGTTAAAGAAGGACTTGAAGGCGTAGTAGAAAAAGGTACCCCTTTGGTTCAAGTAATTCCTTTCAAACGCGATAACTGGAAAGCGGAGTTTGATTATTACAAAAATGGTGAATACAACCTTATTGAAGATAAAAACTTTAGAAGCACCATAATAAATCATTACATGAAAAATTATTGGAGCAAAAAAGAATTTAAGTAATAGGTGGTACTTATCGCTATATTTTTGCTTGAGGTATACTAGGGCTTTATTTAAGGAGCATTGATGGCAGGTACAACGACCAAAGGCTTAAGATACCCAACCGCGGGTGATAATCCAGCAGTTCACACAGACATCAAAAACTTGGCTGATGATGTAGATGCAGAGTTAAGCGACTATGTTCTTACATCCACAGCCAACTCTACTTATGCCTTAGCCGCAACATCGGCTAGTTTGGATTCTGTAAGAGTCAATGCTTTTATGCTTGGTGGGATGTAATGACTTTTACCTACTCAGGTGACCCAACTACCTCTACCCGAAATAAAGTTCGTTTCCTTATTAACGATACAGTTTCGGCTACTCCTTTATTTTCTGATGAAGAGTTGGATTATTTGATTGGTGAGTGGGGAACAAATGTTTATGAAATTTGTAGAGCGGCTTGTGAGACTTTAGTATCTCGCTTTGTTCGCCTTGCAGATTCAACCTCTAAAAGCGTAGGCGATATTTCTGTATCTGAGTCCTATACAGCCAAGGCTCAACAGTACAAAGAACTAGCCGATTCATTCTTGGCTAGAGGTATGCGTAAGGCTCCACCTCGTCCGTTTGCAAACGCCCAAGCACTCAAATCTACAAACGATAGAATCGTTGATGATTACAACACAGATGCTTATGCAGGAATTCACGATAATCCAAATAATGTCTACGACCATCGTATAGTCGAATAGGCGCAATCATGGCAAGCGCTATCTATACAAAGGTCGCAGAGTTCATGACGGACTCTGTGGTTTTTACACCTAAAGCGTCAGTTGATAAATACAACAAAACTACTTATGGTGCTTCCAACACAAATGTAACTGTTACTGGTCGTTTAATTTATGACACTACAAAATCTAAAGATGTTCAAGGTATTGAAGTTGTAGATATTGGGCGATTCATTACTAATGGTCCAGCGACCTCAATCACGCTGGCTCAGAGAATGGTCGTCGGGGCGGACACCTTTACGATAAATGCAATAGACAATCTCTCAGACGAAAACGGAGCGCATCACACCGTCATCAGATTTGGACGGTAAAAATGGCAAAGTCGTCTTTCAAACTCGACTTAGTTGGCGATAAAGAGTTAGTCAATGCTCTTCAGGCTGGCAAGGAAGATACTCCTCAAGCCATAGCCCAAGCAATCTATGAAGAAGCCAATGTTATTTTTGCTAAGTCACAAGTTCTTGTTCCAGTAGATACAGGAATTCTTCGTGGTTCAGGTGGAGTATCTGCTCCTCAAATGGGAAACCAAGGTTATTTTGTAGATATTTTCTACGGTGGTCCTGCCGCGCCGTATGCTCTTTTTGTCCATGAGATTATTGGCAACTATCACAATCCGCCAACACAGGCGAAATACCTTGAGCAACCAGTCATGGAAGCAATGTCTACAATCCAAGAAAACATAAAGGGTAGAATTATCGACATCATAAGGAAAGGTCACAGGGGCTAATGGCAACTATTCTTGAATCAGTAGGTGACTACCTACAAAACACATCGAGCGCTGTTGGCGCTCATGCCAGTCAAGGCACCCTTGGCACATCTATTTTTCTTGGCACTCTTCCTGAAACTCCCGATGCTTGCGTAGCCGTATACGAGAACGCTGGAAGTTCCCCAACATTTACTATGGGCGCAGGTGGTATCAGAATTGACTATCCAATGCTTCAAATTATCTGTCGTGCGGGTCGAGAGGACTATCCAACCGCTAGAGACAAAGCAGAAGATATTCGCGTTTTGCTCGCGTCGGTGCTTGAAAGAACTGTCTCAGGGGTGCATATTATGAGGATTGAA